TTAATACATGAACAAGCTAAACAAGCTTTCCTCACACATAAAAAGGGCATACTGCACATTTCTATGGGTGTTGGAAAAACTAAAATAGCTATTGACTTAATTAACCCTGACAGTAAAACAATTGTTGTAGCACCATTTACTTCTGTTTTAGATTCTTGGAAAGAAGAGTTTATTAAATGGAATAAATCAGATGCTAATGTTGTTTACACCACTACAGCTTCTTTAAAAAAATATACAAAGGACACTTTTGACTTAGTAGTATTAGATGAGATTCATTTATATTCTATTAATCAGTTATCTAAAGTACCATCCGGCAGGTTACTTGGTTTAACTGGTACATTAAGTGATTCTAGTGTAGCTGAAATTAGAGAACAACTCAATTTAAATGTTATATTTACCTATGATATTGAAAGAGCTATAAGAGATGGTATTATTGCTGATTATAGGGTTAAAGTTGTAGAGGTTTCTCTTGATGATACATACAAGTATATTGAAGGAGGAACTAAACTAAAGCCCTTTTTAACTACAGAAAAGGCACAATATGATTATTTAACAAAGCAGTTTAATCAAATTAAATTTGCAGAATGGAATGCTATAGGCTCTGATAAAAAAAAATATGCATTAATTAAAATGCAATTTGCTTCTAAAAGAGCCAAGCTTATTTATTCTTGTAAAAGTAAATTAAATGCTGCTTCTAGAATAATCAACAATTATCCTGAAGACAGATTGCTTGTCTTTACTACATTAACAGATAGTGCTAATCAACTATGTGAACACCAATATCATTCAAAAGCTGATAAGAAAAACCTAGATAGGTTCTCTAATGGAGAAATTGATAAACTAGCAGTAGTCAATATGGCAAATGTAGGCTTGAATATTAAGCCTCTACATAGAGCTGTAGTTCATCAATTTCAAAGCTCAGAGGAAACAGCACAACAAAGAATGGGTAGATTGCTTAGACTGGAGTATAATAATCCAGAAAAGATTGCAGTAATTCATGTAATATGTGCTGTTAATACCGTAGATGAAGACTGGGTAAAAAGTGCTTTAAAGAATGTTCCTAAATCTAAATTAGAATACATACACTATAAAAATTTATAATGGAACAAATTAAACAAGTCAGTATAAGTATGCTGACAGACAGAGAAGTACTTTTCTTTTCTAAGATAGTAGAGGTAGATATGACACTAGAAGAAAAACAAAATCCACAATCTTATGTAGATAAGATTAATTACCTAGCAAAGCCTAAATGCACTAAAATAGACCAAATAATGTGTGTTATACCTACTTTTATACTTCAAATGGAAGAAGAGGATGCAAGATTAAAGTATAAAAATATGGGAATTTTATGATAACAATTTTAGTAATTGTTTTGCTAATTGTAGGCTATATAGCTATAGCAATGCATAGTGTTTCATTAGTAGATGATGGAAAGTGTTTAAAGATTATATGGGTAACAGAGAAGTTTGATACTGATGGAATGCCTTATACAAGAGTAAACTCAATCATTATATGGAAATACTAGAAGTTATAGAACTATTAAACAAAATGCAAGATGAGGGCTTTATTAAAGTCCTAAACTGGGAAACCAAAGAATTAATCCTTTTGCCTAAAACAGAAAGTAAGATTATACATCCTATTGAAGAATGGATTGATAACTACAGAAATCTGTTTAAAGGTAAGAAACCTGGTGCTATGGGTGATAAAAATGCCTGTATTGTTAAGATGAAAGAACTATTTTTGAGAAGACCTGATTTATCTATGGATAAAGTAATCAGAGCAACTGAAAAATACATTCAAGTAGAATCTAATCAAAGATGGAAATATCTTATGCAAGCAGATTATTTTATCTCCAAAAACCAAGGTAATACCAGAGATGGTAGGGTATCTAAGCTTGAAGCTTATTGTGATGAGCTAGATACCAATGAACCTCAAAATTCTTTTATACATGATATTTGATAGAGCATTAAGTAGAATTAGGGACAATATGCATAATGAGCATAACTGTATCCCTTGGGGTTTACCTAGATTTGAGAATGTAGTGCCAGGCATTATGCAGCAAAAGTATTATCTTATTACGGCAAATTCTGGTATAGGTAAAACTCAATTTACTGATGCTTTTTTTATGTATAGACCTATTGATTTTGTGCTTAATACTGAAACAGATATTAAGCTTAAAATCTTTTACTACTCACTAGAGGTAGACAAAGAATCTAAAATCATTCAAGGTATTGCAAGGAAAATATATTATGATTATAACATAGTAATTCCATTCAATAAAATCCTATCTATGAATAAGCATAGGATATCAGAAGAGGAGTATAGTATTATATCTTCGACTAAAGATTATTTTGAAAAACTAGAAGACTTTGTATATATCTATGATAGTACAATGAATCCTTATGGTATTTTTAAACAGATGGTTGACTATGCTAAATCTCATGGTACTATACATAAAAAAATAATAACTAAAAAGATTAGAGATGAGGTATCTGGAGAAATAAGAGAAGAACAACAAGAAATCTTTGACTATTACACTCCTAACAATCCAAAAGAATATGTTATTATTATTGTAGACCATGCTGCTTTACTTAATACTGAACAAGGCTTAAATATTAAAGGTACCATAGAAAAACATAGTAATAATATGGTGCAGTTAAGAAATAACTTTGGATTTATTCCTGTGCTTATTCAGCAACAAGCTGCTGCTATGGAAGAATTAGATACATACAAAGGTCAAACTTTAGAATCTAAATTAATTCCTAGTTTATATGGTTTAGGTGAGACTAAACTAACTGGTAGAGATGCTGATATTGCACTAGGAATTTTTAGCCCTGCAAGGTATGAATTAGATGTATTTAGGAACTATAAAATTTCTTTATTACAGGATAATTTCCGATCTTTACATGTGTTAAAATACCGCAGTGGTAGTCCTAATGGAGTTGTAGGTTTGGAATTTAATGGTGCTACAAATTTCTTTGAAGAACTACCTAAACCAGGAGACCCTCTCTTGGAAGAAATTTATAAAAAATACAATGGAAAAGTTAAAGCGTAACACCCTAGAACAAGATATTGTTGACTTTATAGATAGAGGAGGACCTACTATAACACATAAAAGTATTGTAGAAAGGTTTAATGTATCTATTGAATATATTAAGTCACTTATCTGGAGATTAAAAAAAAATTATCGTAACTAAATTCAACAACTATATGAGTACATTAGTAGGCATTGTAGGTCAAAGTGGGACAGGTAAGTCCACTTCGATTGAAACCCTAAACCCCAAAGAAACTGCAATTATCAATGTTTCTAACAAACCTTTGCCATTTAAAGGATGGAAAGCAAATTATGTTCAAGGCAAATTGTCTGAAGGTGCTAACTATATCTCAACAGATGTAGCAGCAACTATAGTTCAAGCTCTGAAGTATATTAGTGATAATAGACCAGAGATTAAACATATCATCATTGATGACCTTCAGTACTTAATGTCTTTTGAATTTATGGCTAAGGCTAAAGAGAAAGGCTTTGAGAAATTTACAGACATTGGTAAAAACACTTTTGATGTATTAAATGTAAGTCGTCAGCTTAGGGATGACTTAATCATTTTTGCAATATATCATGAGGAAAGTATCAGTGAAAACTTTAATCCTAAACGGAAAATTAAAACTATAGGTAAACTCTTAGATGATAAAATCACTTTGGAAGGTTTGTTTACCATAGTTTTCTTTACTGAAGTTAAGATTGAAGAAGACCAGAAGCCACACTATTATTTTGTAACTCAAACTGATGGTGTGACTACTGCAAAAAGTCCAAGAGGAATGTTTGATGAGCTTTTAATTCCTAATGACTTATCTTTTGTGTCCACAAAAATTAATGAATATTATATCTAATAATTATGAAACAAATACCTATTAGTACTAGAGATTTGAAAATCTGGTATGTGCTGGACTGTATGTCAGCTGATGAAATCGCAGTTAAAATTAACTCCATATATGGAATTAACTGTAGTGGTGATGATGTGGTAACTTTACTTAGAGAGAGAAAAGTTCAAGCTAGAAATATCAAAAGAAGCAGCCCTTCTTTTGAATTTGTAGACCCTGAAATGGTTGTCCAAGACCAAGATTCTTGTATTTTTTCAGATACATCTGATGCACCAGAAGAAGAATGTCTAGATTTAGGCACTTTGCAACATGCTGGTATTCCTCAACATATTTTTACAAATATCTAAGTATTAACCCTAAAAACAAATAAATAGTATGATTAATCTAAATGACAACTCCTACGATGGAGGCAGTAATGTTCAAATCTTTAATGGTGGCCAAGCTGGTGTAGTAAGAAATGTTAAACTTGATAGAATTGAGCCTAAAACAGAAAGCGGTAATGCTCCTGACTATAAGCTGTTCTTTAAAGATTCTAATGGTGCTGAGCTTAACTTGGCCTTTTGGTATCTAGATTCTACAAGAGATACATTTTCTAAAGACTTAGAAAAACAAGGTAAAGCTCTTAAACACTTAGTACATTGCTTCTTGGGTGATACTTATCAGTTTCCTGCTTTTACATCACCAAAGGAATTACTTGATGGCTGTTTACAGCTAATTCAACCTAAGATTTCTTCAGTAATGGTAAGAGTATACTGTACTTATGGTACTACTTTGTATCCTAAGAAGTATCTACAATTAAGAAGTTATGTGCCTTTTATTGAAGCAGAAAGTGTGCTGCTGTCTGATACTCGTCTGAAAGCCAATAATATTGACCAGATGACTAGAATAGAAGAAGATGCTCCAGCTATGAATGCTGGCAGTTTTACTGCTTCTAGTGATATTATCTAAAAATTAGATTGTAACTTTGTAATAATGGGGGACTAAAAATCCCCCTTATTATATTATGATTAATCTTAATTCTTTAGACTATAACACACTATCCTCTGAACTAATATTAAATAAAGTTTCAGAGTATCAAATCTTTGCATTTTACATACCTAAATTGCAGTTAAATACTGCTACATCTAGTCCCTTAAGAGATGATGATGTACCATCATTTAGTGTGTTTTATGCATCCACCTTGGATAAACTTCTTTTTAGAGATTTTGCTACAAAAGAAAAAGGAGATTGTTTTGTATTTGTTTCTAGGTTATTTGGACTAGATTACTATGGTTCTTTGCAGAAAGTAGCTAATGACTTTGGGCTTATTGAAAATGGAATAGTGGGCAGAAAAAAGAAAATTAAAATTCCCAAAAACATTGACTACAAAGACAAATCTAGAGTACATATAGGCATAAAAATGCAAGAGTTTACCCCAAGAGATTTACATTTCTGGGGGCAATTTGGAGTAAGTAAATCTACATTAAATAAGTATAATGTATTTAGTTGTAAATACATTTTCTTAAATGATTTAATAATATTTGTAGATAACTCAAAAAACCCTGCATATGCTTATCTAGAGAGCAAAGATGAAATCTATACATATAAGATATATCAACCACATAACACACAATCAAGATTTATATCAAATGTTGATAAATCTGTTTGGCAAGGTTGGACACAACTGCCAAAAAGAGGTGAAAAGCTCATAATCACTAAATCTTTAAAAGATGTTATGTCAATTACAGAACAGGTAAACATACCTGCTGTATCTCTTCAAGCTGAAACAACTGACCCTAAGCCTCATATTGTTAATCAGTTGAAGAAAAGGTTTGATAAAGTGTATTTACTATATGATAATGACTTCAATAAAGAAGTTAACTGGGGTAGAAAATATGGTAGTGAAATAGCATCTATATTCCAGTTAAATCAAATAGAAATACCCGATAAATATGAATCAAAAGACTTTTCTGACCTAGTAAAAAACCATGGAAAGGAAGTATCCAAATCTTTAATTAAATCCCTAATTTTTTAACCCTTTAATTTTTTAATTATGCGTACAATTCGTGTTATTTCTTCTCAATCAGATCGTGCTAAAAGTGTAGAATCTGCTGCAACTACTTGGAATGAACTTCAAAGTGATTTATCTTCTCATATTTCTGACATTGGAAATATGAAAGCTATTGTTCGTGAAACTAGAGTATCTTTAGAATCTCCAGAAGCTCAACTTCCTCAAGGTAATTTTACTATTATCTTGAGCATGAAGAAAATTGCTTCTGGTAGTAATGATAATGGTACTCGTTACACTGATGCTCAAATCAGAGAGTTGCGTACTAAACTGCAAAACCTTTTTGAAGATGTATTAGCTGGTAATTTTACTACTGGCGCTTCTTCTGCTATTTCTGAAGAAGAGCAAGATGACCTTGATGCTTTGCGTGCTGGAGGCATCATTTCCTAATTAGCATCTTTGCTATGATGTAAGAATAGGGTGGGGTATTTATTACCTCACCCTTTCTTATTTTTTTTTCTTAATAATCACAACATGACAGAATTAGAAAAAATATTAACAACCCCTAGTAGTGTATCTTCATTTAGAGAACTAATACTTAATAACTATCCAAATGTAATAATCAGGCCTGCTACTGATTTTATTGGCGAAAACTATGTTTCTTGTGGTATCAACATGTATAATCATTTTTATCTTGTAGATACTGAGGAATTATACACAGCAACTGAAACTTTTAATATAATTGTAAATCCTAGAGATAATTCTATACATGGTCTATTAAATACTAATTCTGATGAAATATACTATGGCATTAGAGAATCTTCTGTATATATTATTTTATCCCATGAAGCAATTGATTTTAGTAACTTAGGTGCTTTATATACTGATTTTCAAAAAAGTCAACAAGCAACTAAATTTAAGGACTTTGCTTTAACAGAACTGAAACCTATATTAGATGAAGTTCATGGTGAAAATTATGATTTTCAGATAGATACTGATTGCTTACATGTAATTATTAGGTATC